CTAGGCCATGACGGACGACCGGAACGACGCGACGGAGGACGAGAAGACGGAATCGGACGTCGGGGACGGTCCCATGACCCCGGAGACGCTCCAGAGTATTCTGCGGATGTTGACCCAATCCGCGGAGACCTTCGTCGATGACGAGATTTCTCCGGAGCGGACGATCGCGGCGCAGTATTACAAGGGCGCCAAGTTCGGGAACGAGGAGGAGGGCCGGTCACAGATCGTCATGACGACGGTGCGGGACACGATCCTCTCCGTGCTCCCGTCGTTGATGCGGGTCTTCTTCGGCTCGGAACGCGCGGTGGATTTCGAGACGCATGACCCGGCGGGGGTGGAGCAGGCGGAGCAGGAAAGCGCCTACGTCACGCATCTGTTTGAGTCGAGTCCGAACGCCATGCTGAACACGCTGGCCTCGCTGAAAGACGGGCTGACGAAGCGGCTGGGGTTCGTGAAGTGGTGGGCGGAGACCGTCACGGAGTCCTCGACGATCCGGCAGACGGGGTTGGTACAGGAGCAGTTGACGTTGCTGGAGCAGGACGCGGAGGTCAGTTACACCGTCGAGCGGGAGTATACCGCGCCGGATGGAACGCCGGTGTTCGACTGTTCCGTGACGCGCGCGTCCTCCAAGAAGGTCCCGCGGTGGGAGGCGGTGCCGCCGGAGGAAGTGCTCTGGAACCGGGATGCGCGAGCGTTTAACGGCGGGGCGGCGCAGCTCATCGTCCATCGGCGTTCGCCGACGGTCGGCGCGCTGGTCGAGCAGGGATTCGAGTTCGATGATCTGGTGGAGCACGCGCAGCAGAACACCCCGCAGCGCACCAATCTGGAGAATATCGAGCGGACGCCCTCCTCCTCGCTGGTGCCGATGTCGGAGACGCCGGACAAGTCCTCGTGGTTCGTGCCGTTCTACGAGGTCTACGCCCGCATTGACGAAGACGGGGATCATATCCCCGAACTGCGGCGGTACTATCTGGCGGGTGAAGCCTACACGATCGTCACGCCGGCGGACCACGAAGGAAAGATGCTGGGCGAGGCCGTGCGGGAGGTACCGCTGGCCTGTTGGTGCCCGGACCCCGAGCCGCATACCATCGAGGGGCAGTCCTACGCGGACCTGACGATGGACCTGCAGCGGGTGGATACGGCATTGGTGCGGGGAAATCTGGATTCGCTCGGGCTGGCGCTGCATGGCCGGGTGGCGTACCGCGAGGGGGTCGTGAACCCGCACGATATCCTGAACACGGAGATCGGCGCGGCGATTCGCGTCGCGGGGGACCCGGCGTCCTCGCTCTTCCAGTTCAGTCATGCGTATGTGGGGAAAGAATCGTTCCCGCTGATCGAGCACATCCGGCGCATCCGCGAGGAGCGGACCGGGTACAACATGGAGTCGCAGGGGCTGAACGCCGGCGCCCTGCAGTCCAGCACGAAGGAAGGGGTGACGGCGACGTTGTCCGCCGCGCAGGCGCGAACGGAGCTGATCGCCCGGCTGTATCTGGAGCAGATCATGGTGCCGCTCTTCAAGGGACTGCGCGGTCTGGCGAAGGAGCATCAGGACCACGTGGTCGTGAAGCGTATCCGGGGCAAGTTCGTCGTCACGGACCCGCGGCTCTGGGTGGACCAGTGCGACGTGCGGGTGAACCTGATGCTCGGCGGCGGGTTGGCGGAACGCCGGATCGCCGCGCTGCAGGAGATCGTGTTGAAGCAGGAACAGGTGCTGGGGACGCTGGGACCAAGTAATCCGCTGGTGAATCTCGCGCAGTATTCCCGCGCGGTCCTCAAGTTGATTGAGACCGCCGGGCATCCCGACGCGGAGCAGTATTTCTCCCGGATTTCCGATCAGCAGGCGGCGGCGATGACGCAGCAGGCCGCGCAGGCTCCGCCGAAGCCGGACCCGGCGACGATGATGATGCAGGCCGAGATCGCCCTGAAGCAGGGGGATCAGCAGCTCGCGAAGGATAAGCTGCAACTGGAAACGCAAAAGTTTCTGTTTGAGCAGCAGTTGGAGACGGAGCGGCTGCGTCAGGACTTCGTCCTGAAGGAGAAGGAGCTGGAGCTGAAGTACACCGCCCGGCTGGATGAGATGCAGATGCAGGACTTCATTGAGGGCCGGAAGACCGCGTTGGGTGACGCGCGGGCGCAGTCCGCAATGATGCAGAAGTCCGCGCTGGCGTTGCAGCAGCAGGAGACCGACGCCGATGTCGCCGTGCATACGGCCCGGGTACACGCCGCGGCGAAGGTGGAAGTGGCGCGTGTGACCGCCGCGTCGTCCTGATGGCGGAGAACGTCGAAGAAGTCATCAAGCGGGCGGAGGCGATCGGGCGGGTGCTCGCCGAGCCGCTGTTCGTGGAGGTGGTGGAGGAAACCCGGCAGGCGATTATCCGGGAATGGGAAGGCTCGTTGAACGTCAACCAGCGCGAAACCGCGCATGCGACGCTCAAGGGACTGGCGAAACTGATGGAAAAGCTGAAAGCGGTTGTGAGCAGTGGTGAACACGTCCGCGCGGAGATGACGCGACCGCGTCGTCCGGCGTAGACCTCGCCCGAAGAAGGGGACAGCATGGCACAGGATGCGGGAGACACGTCCGAACTGGACACCTCCGTTGGTGGCGCGGCGCAGTCGATCGCCGGGTTGCTCGATCAGGATAGCGGGATCAGCGTGACGGTCCCGGCGGAAGAGCGGGATGAGGATGAAGATACCGAGGGCGGGGATCGCGGTCCCACGCCGACGGGGGAGGGAGACGACCAGCAGGCGGATGACCCCGAGGAATCCGATCACACCGACGACGACCAGCCGAGCAAGCGCAAGCTCACGCTCCCGGACGGCGCCGAGGTGGACGAAGACGAGGCCATCAAAGGCTATCTGCGGCAGGCCGACTACACCAAGAAGACGCAAGCCGTGGCGGAGGAACGCAAGAAGATCGACGGGGAGTATCGTCCACAGGTGGCGAAGTACGCGGAGCAACTGAAGGCGCTGGAAGAGGCGATTCAGTCGATCACCCCGCACGAGCCGGACTGGACGGAACTTCGCAAACGATCGAGTGCCGAGGATTTTTCCCACGCCCTGACGGACTGGCAGGTGCATGAGCGCCGGATGGTGAAGCTGGCCGAGGCGCGGGTGGTGGCGGATCGGCAGGTCGCGGAGGAACAGGCGCGCGAGAACGACGAGCGGTCGCGGCAGGGGTATCAGCGTCTGATGGAGCTGGTGCCGGAATGGAAGGACGATACGATCGGGCGGGCGGAGCGTCAGGAGATTCTGCGGTACGCGGAGCCCTTGGGTCTCACGGCGGATCATCTGAAGAACGCGGCCGTACCGGAATTGTTCGTCATCCTGCGGGACGCGATGCGGTATCGCAAGCTGGTGAAGGAGACGAAGGGCAAGCCGCCCGCGTCGCAGAAGGTGGCCGATCGGCCCGTCCTGCGTCCCGGTTCGGCCAATGCTCATCGCCCCCGGGTGGCGTCGGACATGGTGAAAGCGGTGCAGAGGGCCGCGCAGACGGGCTCCACGGAGGACGCGGGAGCCGCGATTCGTAAATTGGGTCTCGTGGACTGACCACGCGGCCACGGTAGGGAAAGGGAGTAACGAGTATGGCTATCATCGCCAATACCCTTCAGACGTTCGGCGGCAAGGGTCTGCGGGAGAACCTGACGGATGTGATCTACAACATCACGCCCACGGATACGCCGTTCATGGCGAACGCCGGTCGGAGCAAGATGGAAGCGGTGCTGCATGAGTGGCAGACGGATTCACTCGCGGCCGTGGATACCGCCAACGCGCAGATTCAGGGCAACGACTATACGTCGTTCGCCGGCGCGGCGGTGACCATCCGGTCGGGCAACTATTCGCAGATTTCCGCGAAGACGGCCATCACCGCCGGCACGCTGGACGCGGTTCGCAAGGCCGCGCGCCCGGATGAAATGGGCTACCAGATCGCCAAGCGCGGCAAGGAACTGAAGCGGGACATGGAGGCCATCGCGCTCTTCAATCAGGGCGGCTCGTCCGGCAACTCCTCGACCGCGTCGACCACCGCGGCGCTGCAGGCATGGATCAAGACGAACGTCAGCTACTACACCACGGACGGCGTGAATCCCGTCTGGACGTCCGGTGTCCCCGCGGCGGGGCGCACGGATGGATCGGTGCTGCGGGCGTTCGACGAGACCATCCTGAAGAGCGTGATGGTGCAGGGCTACGCCGCGGGGGCGAACTTCTCGACCCTGATGGTGGGTCCGGTGAACAAGCAGCGCGTGTCCGGCTTCGCCGGCATCGCGACGAAGACGATTCAGCAGACCGCGGCCAAGACCGCGACGATCATCGGGGCCGCGGACTTCTACGTCAGTGACTTCGGCACGATCGCCGTCATCGCCAACCGCTTCCAGCGGGAGCGGGATGCGTTCTTCCTCGACTTCGAGTTCGTCGACTTCATGTTCCTCCGGTCCTTCATGACGGAGAAGCTGGCGAAGACGGGCGACGCGGAGAAGCGTCTGTTGCTGGTCGAGTGGGGCCTGAAGGTCAAGCAGGAAGCCGCGCTGGGTGCGGCCTACGACCTGACGACCACGTAAGGGGTCGGGGGTGCCGATGGGTAATGGATGTCGGCATCCCCGCTCTGCGGGGTCCTTGGAAAGGGTGAAATGAACCGGGTTAAGTGGTATGTGTGGGTGGGGGGCGTGGCGTTGGCGCTCTTGACGCTCTCGCTCGTCGCCCCCCAGCGAGTGGTACGCTGGAAAGAGCGGCGGGCGGCGTGGAGTCAGCAGGTGAAGGATGTCGCGCTACACGCGAAGCGGTTGGAGGAGGATAACCGTGCGCTCCGGCTGGAGATCGACGCCTTTCAGGTGACGATTGTCCGCCGGGATACGGTCCTTCAGCGGGTCGTGCGATGGCGGGACGCGGTGCCGGTGCCCGCGGTGTGTGACACCGTGGCGCGGGTGCGGGATTCCCTAATCGGACTGTTGGCGGCGGATACCATGGATTTACGGAGTACGCTCCGTCTGCGGCAGCGTGAGGTGGCGAACCTCCGGTGGGCGCTGGAAGAGGCGAAAGTCGTCATCGGGGAGGCGGGGACGGTGCTCGCCAAAGCGCCGGTGACGCCGTCCTTCTGGAGCAAGCTGAAACCCGAGGTCCGGGTGGGGGTGGGGCCGGCCTATGATCTGCTCGACCGCACGTTCCATCCCCTGACCGCGACGGTGTCACTTTCATGGGGGTTTCCGTGATCGAACGGCCGTTTAGCTACGACCCGTTGACGGGAACCCGGGAGACGTTCATATTCGATGAGCTGACACACGCATTCACCATCGTCCAGAGCGTGGATATCGAGCCGATTCTGGAGGTGAATCAGGAGGACCGCAAGAGCTTCCGGGGCACCGGCGCATGGAAGGGAGACTGGCATCATGTGGCCTCGGTCCCCATGCAGATCGTGCAGGAGCGGCTGGTGAAGACCGGGAAGATGCTGGACCCCGCCGAGCGGCGGAAATTTCTCAACGATCCGGACAACAGGATATTCCGGACCCGACCGGGGCGCGTATGACCGACGAGCACGTCACTCCCAAAGGACCGCCCCCGATTCGGGTGGCTGTCTGCATGCCGACGCGCGGGTCGATGGACTACAAGACCGCGCAGTCGCTCGCGGAGATGACCGGGATGGCGGGATGCACATTGATCGCGGATGGCATCCTCGATATGACGCTGATGATTCTGCCGGGGACGTATGTGGACAAGGCGCGCACGCAGCTCGCGGAGGAAGCGATCGCGTGGGGCGCGACACACATACTCTGGCTCGACGACGACATGATCTTTCCGCCCTATACGCTGCACAAGCTGCTCGCGGCGAACGCGGATATCGTGGGGGCGAACTACCCGATGCGGAAGTCGCCGGTGGTGCCCACGGCCTTCACGACGGTGCCGAGCAAGACGGACGACCAGCAGGGCGTGCGCTGCTACACGACCGCGGAGTCCGGCGGGCTGCAGTCGGTGGAGGCGATCGGGTTCGGGTGCGTCCTCATGAAGACATCGGTATTCGCGAAAGTGGCGCATCCGGGGTTCCTGTGCCATTTCAACGCCGGCGAGGGGACGTGGACCGGGGAAGACGTGTACTTTTGTCTGCGGGCGCGGGAGGCGGGGTTCCTGATTCTCGTGGACCACGACCTGTCCAAGGACATCGGGCACGCCGGGCGGATGGTCTTTACCTGCGCGCATGCGGAAGCGGTGCGGGAACTGGAACAGCGGGAGACGCGGATCGTCACGGCGGGGGCGGGCATGCTGGATCGGATCAAGGAGAGTCCGGATGGCGCTGGATTCATACACTAACCTCATCACGGAGGTCGGGGACCTGCTGAACCGGGGTGATCTCGTGGCGAAGGTGCCGACGTGGATCGCGCTGGTCGAAGCGGAATTGCGTCGGGAGCTGCAGGGCCGGAACATGCGGACCGAGATCGCGATCACCTTCGGGACCACCGGGGTCATCGCGCTTCCGCTGGATATGGGGCGGCCGGTCAGTCTGACACTGGAGACGGCGCTCTATCGGTGGCCGGTCGAGCTGACGACCTACGAGCGCGTGCAGATCAAGCGGGGACAGATCGTGGTGGGACCGCCGCGATACGCCTGTGTCATCGGGGCGGAGCTGCGGTTTCCCCCGACGGATTCGGATACCGCGTACACCGGGACGCTGATCTACGACGCGGATATCCCGGCGTTGACGACGACGAACCTGTCGAATTGGGTGCTGGTGAGTCACCCGGATGTCTACCTGTATGGCGCGGCGCTGCATAGCGCGCCCTACCTGAGGGATGACGAGCGCATCCAGATGTGGAAAGAGATGTTCTATCAGCCGGCCATCGCGCAGGTGCGACTGGCGCGGGATCGCGCGGAGTTCGGCGCGAATACACCGGTCATCCGACCGAAGAGCGCGCTGGGGGGGACCTGAGATGGCGGATTCAACGACCACCAACTATGCGTTCGTGCAGCCCGAAGTCGGGGCGTCCAGTGGATCATGGGGCACGAAGCTGAACACCGATCTGCAGAGCATCGACACCGCGCTCAACGCGGTCAGCGTCGTCGCGAATCTCGGTCTGCCGAAGACGGGCGGGACGATGACGGGGAGGCTGACTCTGGACGCGATCACGGGACATAGTGTGGGAACGCCGGTCACGGTGACACCCGCGGGGTCCGCCGTGGTGCTGGACCTGGATATTGGACGGGTGTTCAATGTGGGGACCTACGCCGGGGCGGCGCTCTCGCTGAATTTCACTAATCGTCCGGTGGGATGGCTGCACCCGGTCGTCATCATCGGGAACTTCACCTACACGCTGGGGTTTGCGGGGTCTGGCACCAGTGTAGTCGGGTGTCAGGTCACGGTGGACGCCAGTGATGTGACCTACGTCTATACCACGGGAACGATCCCCCCGGAGATCACCGTGTATCCCTTCTCCGGGACGCGTACCGTTTACGCTACCAATGGCAGGGTGATAATCCCGATTTACGTTCTGGGGAGCTGAGATGACACCACCGACGAGTGAAGAGCGCATTTCCGGCCGGCTGGAGGCGGATGTCCTGAACATGAAAGAGCAGATGACCGCGATGCACGGGGACATGGAAGGACTCAAGTCCGATGTCTCGGATATCAAGGTGATGATCGCGGAACTCCGGACGGAGTTGCGTGTGCTCACCAAACGTCAGTCACCCGGGGAAGTGGTCTATGCCTTCCTCCTGTTCGGCGCGGCGGGTATCGGGCTCTGGCACAAGGACCTCGCCCCGTGGCACGCGGGGTTGATGGCGCTGGTGGGCGCGATTCTCTTGCAGCGCGGGCAGCTCGACAAGATCGTGACCCGGTATATCGCGGGGCGAAAGGACGCGCCGGAGACGCCATGACCCCGGCGGGTGTGGCGCTGGTCAAGAAGTACGAGGGGCTGCGGTTGCGTGTCTACCGCTGCCCCGCTGGCTATCCCACCATCGGGTATGGGCACCGGGTGCCCGACATGACGCAGCCCCCGATTACGGTGGCGCAGGCGGAGCTGTGGCTACAGGACGATCTCGCGGTGGCGGAGGAGGGGGCGCTGGCGCTGGCCCCGGACCTCGGCGCGTGCCCGGATCGGTTGGCCGCACTGACGGACCTCGTGTTCAATATCGGACGGGGCGCGCTCGATGGGGAGAATCCGTACGATCCGCTCGACGACGCGACCGTCGTCCGTCGACTGCGGGAACAGCGGTGGCCAGAGGCGGCCGCGGCGTTCCGGCGGTGGTGTCATGCGCGCGTCCAAGGTCAACTGGTTCAACTCCCCGGGCTGGTGATCCGCAGGGAGGTGGGCGCGCGGTGGATTGAAACCGGATGCTGACGCCCCTGAAGTTGCCGCCGGGATTGTTCCGGAACGGGACCGCCTATCAGAGTGAGGGGCGGTGGTTCAACGCCTCGCTTGTGCGGAGCTTCGAGGGCGCGATACGTCCCGTCGGGGGATGGACGGAGCTGATCGCCGAGGGGGCGACGACCTTGCAGTCGATCTTCATGGATACGTTCACCGGGACGCTCGGGACGTTCTTGGAGAATCACGTCGCTGACACCCCCGCGAGTTCGACGTGGGTGCCGGCCGCGGGCCAGGCGACGAAACTCATTCTGGACGGGGCGGGGAATGTTTCCCCGGGTACCGACACCACCGGGGGTGAGGCTTGGTTTACGAATCAGAGTGATCTCGGAACGTGGGTCGTTGGGCAGGAAGCGTACTTCGAGACCGGGCCACTCCCGGCGTCCGGCAATGCCTACAACGGGATGCTCTACCTCGCGAACGCGGCGGGGACCGACTTCTATGAGATGAAGCCCCAGCTCACCTTCGTGAGCGGGGTGGCGTGGAAGATTTCGTTCCTGTATTGCAAGGTCTTCGGGAGTGGTACCGAGGACGCGGTTCGGTCCAAGACCTTCACCACCGCGAACGGACTCACGAACGATACCGGTCTCGCCACGGGCACGGCGTACCGGTTCGGGGTGACGTTGACCTCGTTGACGCAGATGGATTGCTGGCGGGAGGACGTCGGGGGTGGGAATCGGCTGGCGCTCGCCTCGTGGGTGGGCAACGCTTTGGGGTTGCAGGCGAGTTTCGTGGACGCGACGCATACCCACATGGGCGTCAGGATGCTGTTGGTGGGCGCGCCGAATCCCCGGACGATCTCGACGTTGAGTACCTCGCGCGCGGCGGCGTCCACGGCGATCACGCTCACGGGTATCCCGCGCGCGGTGCTCGGGTGGCGGGATTTCGCGGGAAATCAGGTGCTCGGGGTTGGGACGAATTCCAAGCTCTACGCGCAGACCATCGGGAGGCTCTACGACCTCACGCCGGCGGGGTTCATCGCGGGCGGGGAGGACAGCGCGGTCCTGACGACGGGGGGAGTGGGAACGGGCAAGTACGGGGACCTGCTCTACGGGGGGGGTCCCTACGGCTCCTTTGACCCCGCGCAGCAGAGTCTGGTGCGCGCCGCGGTGTGGCATCTGGACACCTTTGGGCAGTACCTCGTCGGGTGTTGCGCGCCGAACGACGGGAGGCTGTACTACTGGACGAAGGACGTGAATACGATCGCGCTACCGATGACGAACTCCCCGGTGGGCTGTATTGGTATCGTGGTGACGCCGGAGCGGTTTGTCTTCGCCCTCGGCGCGGGTGGGATCGCCCGGCGGGTGGAGTGGGCGTCGCAGGAGACGCTGGACACATGGACGCCGGACCTCCTGACGAATTCAGCGGGCGGTGCGTCGGTCGAGGGAGTGGGCAACCTCGTGGCCGGACGCCGGGCCAAGGGGGAAACGCTGCTCTGGACCGACGATGACCTGCACGCCGCGCGGTACATCGGCCAGCCCTTGGTGTACGCCTTCGAGAAGGTCGGGTCCAAGTGCGGACTGATCGCCCCGGGAGCGGCGGCGGTGCTCGGGACGACCGCGGTATGGATGGGGTTCCGGAACTTCTATCGGTATGATGGGTATGTGCAGCCGGTTCCCTGCGAGGTGAGCGATTACATCTTCTCCGATCTGAACTACGACCAGACGCAGAAGATCACCTGTATGACGTACTCCCGCTTCGGGGTGGTGCGGTGGCTTTATCCGTCGCGGTCTTCCACGGAGAACGACCGGTACGTCGAGTGGAACCAGCAGGAGAATCACTGGATGACGGGGAACCTGATCCGGACCTGCGGCGTGGACTCCGGCGCATTGGCGTTCCCGGTGATGGGCGCGCCGCATACGACGTCGGGGCAGGGAAAGCTGTTCGAGCACGAGAAGGGTCTGACCCATTTCGCGGCGGACGGCTCAACCGCGCTGCCAGTGTTCATTGAGAGTGGTCCACTCCAGCTCGGGTCCGGGGACCAGATCATGTACGTGAGTCAGATTATTCCGGATGAGAAGACCGGCGGAGACGCGCGGCTCTCGCTCTACACTCGTTTCTACCCTAACGGGGCGGAGACTCTGCAGGGACCGTTCACGATCGCGGCGCTGACGGATGTGCGATTCTCCGGGCGGTCGGTACGGGTACGGATTGACCAAGCGAAGGAAGTGGACTGGCGCTTCGGGACGGCTCGCCTCGACGTGAAGCCGGCGGGGGCGCGATGATTCCCTACGAACGGCTGCCCTCGCCGGAGGACAAGTACGACGCGGGGAACGAGCGCCAGTTCCGCGCGATGCTTGATCGCATCCTGCGTCGGCTGGTGTCGCTGGCGACCGCGGCGGAAGTCGCGCTGGACTACTACACCAAACTGGCGATGGACGCGCTGTTGGCGCTGAAGTCCAATATCGCCAGCCCGGTCTTCACCGGGATTCCCGCCGCCCCTACGGCCGCTCCGGGAACGAATACGACACAGCTCGCCACCACGGCTTTCGATACGGCGGCGGTCCTTGTCGAGACGAACGCCCGGGTAGCCGCTGACGCGCTGAAG